GAACCCATATCATGCCTTCAATGGCGAGCGTCTGCATCAATTTTTGCATCCCCGGCAAAAAAATAATTCACTCGGCCTGCGGGATTTTGCAAGAGCCTCGGTTCCATCGTCGTTGATTTGCTCGCGCGCACGGGTACTTTCGAGACCGATATGAATCGTGCGGCCAACACAGCACGTCGCGCCGGGAAAGGGATTAAAGACAGTGCCAAAGGTGCTGGTGCTGCCTGGCAACAAGCGGCCACTCTGATGCGCACAGCCTTTACCGGTTTCGCTTTGGGTACCTCTGAAAAACCTACCGCAAGAAATTTCATAGTTCATACAAATCAACTGCTTACATTGTTGTGATAGGGTGAAAATCGAGGTTTTGCAGAGTTTTCTTAAAAACACCATCAATGCCCAAAACGAGCAGGCGCAACTTGCGGCAGTGCTGAAATCGACCGGGCGCGCGGCCAGCATGGGGGTGGGTGAACTCAACAAAATGGCTGCTGCCATGGCGCGTGCGACGACCTTCTCTGCGGGTGACGTAAATCAAGCGCAAGCGACGTTACTCGCATTTACGGGGATTGCTGGCAAGGAATTTCCCCGCGCCATGCAAGCGGCAGCCGACATGGCCGCGCGCACCGGCATGACGATTAAAGCCGCAGCCGAAACCATAGGCCGGTCTTTGGATGTGCCGTCACAGGGCTTGTCCTCGCTGTCCAGACAAGGTTTTCGCTTTACCGATGCACAAAAAGAACTGGTCAAACAACTTGAGGATACCGGGCGCACCGCCGAAGCGCAGGCGATTGTGCTGGGCGCTCTGGAAGAAAGCTATGGTGGTGCTGCAAAAGCGGCGCGCGACACGCTGGGCGGTGCCTTGGCGGCATTGCGCAATACCATTTCCGACCTTCTGACCGATCAGAACGGCAGCCTGGAAGGCTTGCGTTTACTGGTCGAGCGCCTGAACGAAGCGCTGGGGTCAGAGGCTGCGCGCGACGGCATGCAAAAAGTGATTGTCGCAAGCGAGGCATTGGCGCTTGTCATCGGAACGCGCCTGGCCGCAAGCGTGCTCAAGATGGTAGCCAATTTTGCGGTTGCAAATGCGAGCGCGGGTTTTTTTAGCGTCACCGTCACCAAGGTAGCAGGTGCCAGCACGGCGGCGACGGTAGGGCTAACAAGCTTGAGTGTCGCAGCCCGTGCTGCAAACGTAGCGCTGGCCTTGGTGGGCGGTCCTATCGGTGCAATTATCCTGGCGCTAGGCGGCGCGGCCTGGGCTTGGAACCAGTACGGCAAAGACGCGCGCTCGCAAGCGTCTGCTGGCGTGCTGGGGCTGGCGGATACCAAACTGAGTATTGAAGAATTGGTGGCGTCGTTCCAAAAATTGAGCTCGCTACGGCGTAAGCAGTTGATCGACGTTAAGACCGAAGACCTGCAAAAAGCGGTGCGTGAAAGCCAGCAGGCTTTGTCCGCCTTGGGCAATGCCTTTGAACCTGGCATGAGCAAGGGATTGAAGGGGGCGGCGAAATTCCGTGCCGATTTTGCCGCCGAGGTACGCGGCATTGTTTCGGATACCAACCTGTCCGCAGATCAAATGGATCATGCGCTGTCCGGTTTGATCGATTCCTACATTGCGTCTGGACGCGCCAGTGAATCCAAGCGCAAGAGCCTGAACGATCTGGCCATTAAGCTTGTCGAGGCATCGGGTAAGGTATCGGGCTTGCGTAGCGAAGTCGAAGCTTTGACCCGCGCCCAAACCGAAGCAGCAAACAGTTTTGCGCCTGTCGTCGATGAACTTGACCGCTACCGCATAGCCTATGAAAAGTTCATGAAAGACTTTGCCACGCCAGATGAACGGTTCAAGGATGCGGTCAAACAGAAGCGCGAAGAGCTGGGGCCACTCTTTAACGACAACGCACTTAAACGCATCCGCGACCGTTACCTGCCTAAATCGTCAGGCGCGGCGGCACAAACCAGCGAATTGGAAAACCTCACCAAACGTCTGGAAGAACAACGCGCCACGCTGGGCATGACGGCAGACGCTGCTGAGCGCTGGCGTATTGAACAGGCCAAGGCAAGCGCAGCACATCGAGCGCGCGCACTGGCATTGTTTGACGAAGTGCAAGCGTGGAAAGAAGCTGAGGACGCGACCAGAAAAGCAGCCGAATCGGCGCGCACGTTCGCGGCCATTCAGCACGAAATCGACCTGTACCGCCAAGGGCGCGAAGTGGAAATTGCAGGCATCGACTTATCTGACCGGCAACGCGAACTGATGGAACAAGAGATTTCAATTCGCCAGCAATATGCTGAACGTCGGCGGGAATTGGAAGAAGCGCAGCAAGTCGAATCTACGCGCCTGGCAGAATCTGCGTATCGGGCGCGTCTTGATGCCTTGAGCGCAGCCGAGAATCAGCAAGTACAAATCTTGCTGGAATCGGCAGCGCGCAAACAAGAAGCCGAGCAGTCGTGGTTGTCCGGTTTCGCGCGCGGTTTTGGTAATTATGCCGACACGGCTAAAAACGTCGTGGCATCGGTCGAACGATCTGTAGTGAGCGCCTTTCAAGGCATGGAAGACGCACTGCTCAATTTCGTCACCAAGGGCAAATTTGATTTCAGAAGCCTGGCCGACAGCATCATCAAAGATATGATTCGCATCGCCATACAGCAATCAATCACGGCTCCATTGGCAAAGATGTTTGGCGGCATGATCGGGGGCATGTTTGGTGCAGGTTCGGGAAGCGGGTATCCGGCGCACGGCGGCAACTGGTCGTTCGATTCTGGCGGCTACACGGGTGGCGGGGGCAAGTACGAACCAGCAGGCATTGTCCACCGTGGCGAAGGCGTATTGAACCAGGAAGAAATCCGCGCGCTTGGTGGCGAATCAGGCTTTAACGCGTTGCGCCGGGCGATTCGTGGGCCGGGGCATGCGGCGGGCGGCATGGCCGGGCGACCGGCACTACCGCCACTATCGCCAGCGCTTGTGCCTATGCGTGCGGGCGACGTGAACGTGACGGTGAACGTATCTGGCAATGGTGCGACACAAACCGAAGCCCCGAATGGTTGGCAGCAGTTTGCCAAGGAGATCGGCGATTTTATCGATAGCAGAGTGCGCGAACACGAAATCAAATCCCAGCGTCAGGGTGGCACCGCTTGGCAATACCGGCAAGGAGCCTTCGCATGAGTACCCAAACCTTCACCTGGCAGCCTCACACGAACCCCGAAGGCAAAAGCACCTTCCGCGTGCTGTCAGCGCAATTTGGCGACGGTTACACGCAAGAGGTGGGCGATGGCATCAACACCGAAACGCGTTCATGGCCTTTGGAGTTCGTGGGCTACGCAGAGCAGATACAACCCATCCGCGACTTTCTGCGCCAGCACCAGGGATTTAAACCGTTCTTGTGGACGCCGCCGATGGAATCCGCCCCCAGCCTGTTTGTTACGCGCGGCTTTTCCTTGCAACATATGGGGGGCAAGGCGTTTACGCTGAAAGTCACGTTTGAAGAGAGGTTTGCACCTCCGTAGCGCTGCCAATTCCACAAAAAGACAAAGCCCCGCTGGCTCGTAACCGGCGGGGCTTTTTGTTGCAACCCTTTGCCACAAGGGAAACACATGAAGCATCGCGATTATAGCGTCATAGGAAAGATCATGGACATGCTGAACACATCTTCAGAATTGCGCCGATTGGCATGGGGCTTGCTTGTCGTAGCAGGTATCTTTGCTATTGGCTACCTGTGCGGCAATTTGCCGTGGGATCAATTGCTAAAGTGATGTATGAGGTAAGCCATGATTCTTGCAGACGTACAAACCCTCGTGCCGGGCAATCTGGTCACACTCTACGAAATCGACTGCACACCGATTGAAGGCACGATTGAACGCTACCACAACCACAATGACGGCGTGATCGTCTGGCAGGGCAATAGCTACTACCCCTGGGCAATCGAGGCGAAAGAGTTTGAGCGCACGGGCGACGGCCAGCAGCCGAACCCGACGATCACGGTGGGCAACATCGGCCAGGACGCCAACGGCGCGCCCATCACGGGCGTGGTATCTGCCCTGTGCCTGGCGCTGGACGATCTGCGCGGCGCGACCTTGATTCGCAGGCGTACCTTCGCGCGCTACCTGGACGCGGTGAATTTTGACGGTGGCAATAACACGTCCGCCGACCCGACCGAGCATCTACCGGATGAGCGCTGGATTGTCAGTCAAAAGCAAAGCGAGACGCCGGAAGCAGTCACGTTCGTGCTGTCATCCCCTTTGCAATTTGACGGTACCCAGCTCCCCGCGCGCCCGATCATCGCCAATACCTGCGGCTGGTTGATTATGGCCGCGCCTGACGGTGGATATAGGGGCGCATTGTGCGGTTACACGGGAAGCGCCATGTACGACAAAGACGGCAATCCCGTGACAGACCCGAGCCTGGACAAATGCTCGGGGATTCCTTCGGCGTGTACCTTGCGCTTCGGGCAATGGCAGCCGCTGCGCTTTGGCGGGTTTGCGAGCGCGGACCGGATTCGTTGAGCCTGCGCGCCTATCTCGCGCATGGCGAGGTGGGCACGCGCTAACTGTTAAATGTCCAGCAACTCAGGATCGATACCCAAAGCCAGCGCGATTTTTTCCCGCGTGGCCTTGCGTGGTTTAGTTGCGGTTTCCTGCTGCGCATAGGCCGATTGGCTGATGCCGATACGCGCGGCGACTTCCGCCTGGGTCAAGCCCAGATATTTACGCCAGGCAGCGGCGGGGCTGATTTGTTCGCTAACGAGAATTTCCACAACTTCATGCGGAGTCCATTCCTTGTGCTTGGGCGTCTGGGCAGGTTCGACGTGGTAATGCGCTAGATAGTCTGCCCAAGGGATGATCGCAAATGCAGGTGCGCCATCGGGCTGCTTGATGATTTGAATATCAGTATGTGCGTTCATCGCGTTTTTTCACCTCTTGAATGCTGACGATGCTGATTGTGCCGTCCCAATCGAACAGAACACGGTAATTGCCAACGCGTAAGCGGTAGCCATAATCATGCCGCACCAAGGCTTTGACGTTGCGGACATTGGGCATGTGTGCCAGCGAGCGCACTGCATTTTTAACGGTCGTTTGATCTGGCGCATGCAGTTTGCGTAGCTGCTTGAGTGCCTTGTTCGCCCATCGGATGGTGTTGGCTGATTCGTTCTCCATGAGTTAATTATAAGATTTTATTTCTTATTTTACAAGTGTTTTTCATGAAACTTTCCACCTCAATTCGCCGCGTCATCGAACGCCAGGCACTGGCCGACTACCCGCGCGAGGCGTGCGGGCTAGTGATTGCTGTCGGCAACAAGCAGCAGTACATACCGTGCCGCAACGTGGCCGAAGATGGGCGCGACTTTCGCCTGCCCGCCGAGGATTACGCGGCAGCCGAAGAGCGCGGCCAGGTGCTGGCGGTGGTGCATTCGCACGTCAATAGCACAGCGCAGCCGTCCGAGGTCGATTTGGTCTCGTGCGAGGCGGCGGGTTTACCGTGGCACATCGTGGCGGTGGCGCAGGACGCGGGCGAATACGCGCCCACGGTGCGCGCCTGGCACACCTTTACGCCGTCTGGCTATGTCGCGCCCCTGGTGGGCAGAACGTTTCACCACGGCACGCTCGACTGCTACGGACTGGCACGCGATTTTTACGCGCGCGAGATGGGGATTGACATTCCCGATTTTGAGCGCGCCGATGATTGGTGGAGCAAGCCCGAGCACGGCGAACTGTACCTGGACAATTTCGAGGCCGCGGGCTTCGTGCGGGTAGAGGGCGAGCCACGCTACGGCGACGGGATTTTGATGCAGTACCGCAGCGACCGCACGAACCACGCAGGCATCTACCTGGGCGACGCGGAACTGAAGACCCAGCCGGGCTTGCACCCCGTGCCAAACGCCATGTTGCACCACGCCATGCCACGCCTGTCCGAGCGCGTGGTGTATGCAGGGTATTGGCGCGACATTACCCGCATGATCGTGCGGCATAGGAGCCTGCTCGACCCCTGAAAACCCGACACCGAAAAAGCAAAAGCCCCGTCAGTTGGTAGCTGGCGGGGCTTCTTTGTTACCAACCCTTTGCAACAAGGGATAAAGCGATGCACAAACATCTTAGCAGAATTTTTCGAGAGGTACGCATCATGTCTACCAAACTGCCCGCATGGCGTTTTTTGATTTTGTCTGCCATTGGCCTACTGTTGGCCGCAGCCCCTTTCTTGTTGGCGCTGGGGAAACTGCTGCAATGGACGCGGGGATAGACGCATATGACGATTGCTACGCTACCCGCGCCTGCGGGTTTTTTTCGCCCCCCGACAAGCTGCGCACCATCCGTCTCTACGGCACCCTGGGCGCACGTTTTGGGCGCATCCACCGCTTCGTCTGTAACGACACCGCAGGCGCAGTGCGCGCCCTGTGCGCCATGATTCCGGGCTTTGAGCGCTTCTTGCTGCAAAGTCGCGACAAGGGGCTGGGCTATGCCGTCTTCATCGGGCGGGAAAACATCGGCGAAGCCATGCTCGCTGCTCCCGTGGGCAATGACGACATCCGTATCGCGCCGGTAATTCTGGGGTCTGGCCGGGGCGGGTTTTTTCAGGTACTGCTGGGCGCGGTGCTTATCGGTGCTGCGTTTCTGACAGGCGGTGTGGCCTTGGTTGCGGGTAAAGGTTTAGTGGCATCCGGCATATTGGGTCAAATGGTTTTTGGCCTGGGGGTATCCATGGTGTTGGGCGGCGTCTCGCAACTACTGACCAAACAACCCCAGGGCATCACAGGCGTAGAAAGTCCGGATAACGGCGCGTCTTACAACTTCAACGGCCCGGTGAACGTCACCGCCCAGGGTAATCCCGTTCCCGTCCTCTACGGCGAGATGGTTGTGGGTAGCGTCACGGTATCGGGCGATATGTATAGCGAGGATCGGCGATGAAAGACATTCTTGGTTCTGGCGGCGGCGGTAAAGGTGGCGGTGGAGGGTCTGCGCGCACGCCGGTCGAATCCCCCGACAGCCTGCACAACACCGCCTATGCCGCCGTGCTGGACGTGATCGCCAACGGCGAAACCGCAGGCCCCGCGCATCCGAACAACCCCATGCGCGACATTTATCTGAATGGCACGCCGATTCAAAACCCCGACGGCACGATGAACTTCAGCAATGTGCAGGTCGATTATCGCGTGGGCACGTCTGACCAAACCCACATCCCCGGTTTTCCCGCTTCGGCCAATGTGACACAGGTAGGCGTCGAAATCCGCACCGACACGCCGTGGGTGCAGACGCTGACGAACCCGAACCTGTCGGCGGCGCGCGTAAGCGTCCATGTGCCAAACCTGCTGCGCGTGGTCGAAGGTGGGGACACTGCGGGCGACCGGGTAGGCTACCGTGTGGACTACGCCATCGATTTGTCAGTGGGGGGCGGCGCGTTTGCGCAGATTGAGACCGCCAGTTTTAACGGCAAGACGGTCAACGGCTACACGCGCACGCACCGGGTCGAATTACCCGCGAGCGCCACTGGCTGGGCGGTGCGCGTGCGTAGGCTCACGCCGCACGCGAACAACAGCATGATCAATGACAAGATTTACCTGCAAGCCTATGCAGAGGTCATTGACGGCAAATTCACCTACCCCATGACGGCGCTAGTAGGCATCCGCATCAACGCCGAACAATTCCAATCCATTCCCACGCGCGCCTACCACTGGCGCGGCCAGATCATCCGTGTTCCCAGCAATTACGATCCCGTCGCGCGCACGTATTCCGGGACGTGGGACGGCACCTTCAAGCGCGCATGGAGCAATAACCCGGCGTGGGTCTACTATGACATGCTCACCAACCGGCTCTATGGGCTGGGCGACCGTATCAACGCGGCCATGATCGACCGCTACGCGCTCTATCAGATTGGCGCGTACTGCGACCAACTTGTGCCCGACGGCATGGGCGGACAAGAGCCGCGCTTTGTCTGCAATGTTTACCTGCAAGCCCAGGCTGATGCGTTGCGGGTGCTCAACGACTTATCCAGCGTATTTCGCGGCATGGCCTACTGGGCGAATGGGCAGGTGGTGGCGATGGCGGATATGCCCGCCGACCCTGTTTATACCTACACGAATGCGAACGTGGTGGATGGCCGCTTTGAGTATACGGGCGCGGACTTGTCCACGCTCAAAACAGCCGCCTTGGTATCGTGGAACGACCCGACGGATTTTTACCGCGCCAAAGTGGAGGTGGTCGAAGATAGCGACGGCATCCGGCGCTACGGCATCCGCAAAACACAGATCGTCGCCTTTGGGTGTACCAGTCGCGGTCAAGCGCAGCGCGTGGGCTTATATCACTTGTACACCTCGCGCATGGAAACGGGCGGGCTGACGTTTTCTGTGGGGCTGGACGGTGTGATTCCGCAGCCGGGTAGCCTCATCAAAATTGCCGACCGCAACCGCGCAGGGCGGCACATTGGCGGGCGCATTACCACGGCGACCATGGTGAACGTGACGCTCGACCGGGAGCATCCGGTCAAGGCGGGCGATACGCTCACGGTCAACCTGCCCGACGGGACTATCCAGTCGCGCCCCGTGGTATCTGTTACGGGGCGTATCGTGAAAGTTTCCCCGGCCTTTACCGTTAAACCCGAGACCGAAGCGGTATGGGCGGTGGACGCCGACGATTTGGTCACGCAACAAGCGCGCGTCGTGGCGGTCAAAGAGCGCGACGGAATTACCTTCGATGTATCCGCCGTGCTGCACCATCCGGGCAAGTTTGCTGCCATCGACAGCAATGTGCGACTTGACCCCCTGCCGGTATCGGTGGCACCGCCGCGCACGCAGCTTGCGCCGAGCAACATCCAGATCACCCCGCACCACGTCATTACCCAGGGCATCGCGCGCCACTCGGTCGAGATTACCTGGGATGCGCCCGAGCATGCGGTGCTCTATGACGTGCAGTGGCGGCGTGACAATGGCGACTGGGTGCAGATGCCGCGCACAGGGGCGCGCACGGTCGAATTGTCCGATGTGTTTTCCGGCACCTACCTTGTGCGCGTGCGCGCCGTCAACAGTCTGGACGTACCGAGCCTGTGGGCGTATTCGGATGCTACGGCAATCAGCGGCACAGCGGGCGCGCCCCCGGTCTTGTCGTCCATGAGTGCGACAGGCGCGGTCATGGCGATTCGGCTTGCCTGGGTCTACCCGAATACGCCAAACATCATCGAACGCGTGCAGATACGGGCAAGCCTGAACAACAACTTCGATGATTCCTACGCCTTGACCGAGATGGCATATCCAACCAATACGCACACGGTGCAAGGGCTGGGATATTCGACCGAAATGTGGTTCTGGGCGCGGCTGATCGACAAGAACGGCGAGGCGGGCGCGTGGCATCCATCCGAGAACGGCGCGGGTGTCTTTGGCAAACCCAATCAGGATGCCGGGGACTTGCTGGATTACCTGAACGGAAAAATCGGAACGGGTCAGCTTGCCGCAGGATTGGTAGAAGAGATTGCGACCGAGGCATCGGCAGCAATCAATGTCGATGGCGTGACGCAGGAACTGGAAAATCAGCTATCCGCCCAATGGGGCGTGAAAATGCAGGTACGCGACGATGGTCGCGTGGTGCAAACCGGTGTGGCGCTGGGCGCATCCATTGGCGCAGACGGTCAGACGCGCTCAGAGTTTCTGGTTCAAGCGGATACGGTTGCATTCCTGAATACGGTAAACGGACAAATCCATTCCCCCTTCGTATTCGATGTGGCGAACGACACGGCGTTTTTGAAGTCGGCGTTTATTCAGGATGCGAGTATTGATAATGCCAAAATCGCCAATGGCAGCATTACGAATGCCAAAATAGGGAATGCCGCGATTGATTCAGCGAAAATCGCAGACGGCAGCATTACATCCGCGAAGATCGGCGATGCACAGATCACCAATGCAAAGATTGGTGTAGCGCAGGTTGATACCTTGAAGATTTCTGGCAATGCCGTGACGGTGCATGCGCATGCGCAACAAGCGGGAAGCACTTGGTCATCTGCCGGATCAGGGGCAACGTGCAGCCTGTATCTTGCGCAACCAGGTACATTGTCCATATTTGCCAATATTACCGGCTGGATGGGTCAAGCCGAATCCTCTTCTGCGGGAAATTTCGGGATTTATGTGAATGGCACCAATGTGTTGGGCATACAATTAATCGTCGCACATGTCTATGACAATTGGAGTGGGCCAAAACCTCAGGGGATTGGAGAAACCCGAGTCATCAACGTGTCTGTTGGTGCCGGAACAAATACCATTTCTTTGATCAGACAGATGTCAGGACTCGGACACAACCTGTCGTTAGTCGTCCTTGCCGCCATGCGGTAGTCACGCCGCAATCTGATTCTCCATGACACGGCGGGCGGCTTGAACCAGAAAACCGCTGCGCGTAGAACCATGCGCGCGGGCGTATTCATCAATCCGTGCCAGAACACGGCGCGGCACGGTAATGTTGATTTTTTCTGCCTTGCCTTCAAAACGTGAAACATCCACATCAACCAAAGCCCAAATGCCGTGCGCAAAGTCTGGATTCGACTGATGACGGGCAATTGTTGCGACTACAGGAAGATCGCCGCCCTGCTCAATCACGCCTTCCAGATGTAAATCGATGGCCTCGTGCACATTTGCCAGTGCCTCGTCCAGCGTGTCGCCAGCAGAGAAGCATCCGGGCAAATCCGGCACGGTTACACCGTAGCGAACGCCATCATCAGTATGCAATACAACGGGGAAAAGCATGATGTTCTCCTTACTTCCAGCCCGCTTGCTTTTGAATGCTCCGCAACGTGCCAGCGGGAATGTCACGATCAGGGTGCTTGACAGTTACCAGCCCCGGGTGATCGGGATGCTTGAATTGATGGTGCGAACCCTTGACCCGAGCTAAAACCCATCCATCGTTTTCCAGCTTTTTGATGATCTGCCGACTATCCATAGTAGTTATTATACCCACTGTCATATGTAAAGACAAGGAACCTGTCCCATGAAAGTCTCTTTCTATACCGACACCGGCCAGTTCGTGCAAACCCTTGAAGGGGATGCTGATCTTGTGATCGCGCCCACGACACAAATAATCGGGCTGCCCTACGTCGAAGGTGAGTACGGCGCGGAATATTGGTTTCACGAGGGCGAACCGCAGTTGCGTCCGGCGTGCCCGGCCACACTGGAAGACGCGGTACTGCACAACGTTCCTACTGGTAGCACGATCCTGATCAACCAAAGCGTCTACGACTGCGCTGAGGGCGGAACCGTGGAACTGGAATTTGACCAGCCCGGCACGTATCACATTTCGATCACAAGCTGGCCGTTCCTGGATGGAGAATTTACCTATGAAAATCCGGCACCATGAACCGTATGCGCCGTTGCGCGCCCAAGCTTACCCGCCCATTGGCGAACAACTGGACGCCGTATTCAAGATGGCGCAAGCCTTGCAGCAGCAGGGAATCCGGCTGCCCGACGAAACGTGTGCGTGGATTGCGCAGTGCCAAGCGGTGAAAGACCACTACACCAAACAAACCCGAGAACCGGTCTGAAGCGCCGGTTTTTTTATGGGTGCGCTCAACTCAAAAAATAACCCCCGTCAGATTCGCGGTCTGGCGGGGGGTCTATTCCTAGCCACAGGAAGACAGCAAAGCCAGCCTTGCGCTGGCTTTTTTCTTGCGCGCCGTTGGAATCGGTCTTGCTGCTTGGTTGTTTTCGCACGCATTTAACGCCATCCGCTGGTGGTAGCCAGCCACAAACCCAAGGAGGACGTGATGCCTCAAAGGACAACCATGAATCCCGAAATTGTTATGGAGGCGGTCAAGTCTACGCCGCCTGTTGCCGTGTCTGCGGTCGCCTTTTTCCACGGGTGGGATATGGACACCATCATCGGCGCGGCCACGGTGTTTTACATCGGGCTGCAAGCGGCGTACCTCATTTGGAAATGGCGACACGAGCGCGCAGAAAAACGGGAGGGCAGCGCAAAACTCAAGTATGGAGAATCGAAATCATGAAGCACACACCCCGCGGCATCCGCAACCACAACCCCGGCAATATCCGCTGGGGCGACCCGTGGCAGGGTTTGATTCCCAAGGCCAAACGTACCGATACAGCATTCTGCCAGTTCGAGAATGCCGCCTATGGCATCCGGGCGATGGCGGTTACGCTCATCACGTACCAGGACAAGCACAAGCTGAACACAATCCGCCAGATCATCACGCGCTGGGCTCCACCGTCAGAGAATAAAACGCAAGCCTACATTGACGCGGTATCGCACCAGGTCGGTCTATCCCCCGATTCACCGCTGAACATGCACCGCTACCAACAACTGCGCGCGGTACTTGAGGCCATCATCCGCCACGAAAACGGCGCGGGCGCGCTGGATACGCCGAATACCTGGTACGACCGCGAGACCATCGACAAA